GGGCGCGCCGGGGGTGGACTGGGTGTAGACCCCCTCAATCGTGAGGGTAGACCCCTTGGTAAAACTAAAGGTCGGAGTTGCCATAGGGCTTTGGAACTAGCCGAGTGTCAAACCAGCCTTAAGGGGGGGTTATGCTGATATAACGGAATGTCAGAAAGGTTCCATAACCATCTGGCGTAGCCTGTGTGGTGGTGTATGAAACGGGGGGGGTGAGACTAGTGTACACAATCGAGTTAGCCAGAAACTCGTTTCCAAGCACAACCTTGCTGGTTGTACTTGGGGGGAGGTAATCTGGCGACCCAATCGTGGGATCGTCAGCCGCCGAGAATGTGTATGTAAAGAACTGCGGTGTTGGGTTGCTGGACACCAAAACAGGAGGGCCGGGTTCCACATACGAATACACATCTGTGGTTTGTTCAGCCCGCAAGGTCATGCTGACACCAATCCACTTGCGGTTGATTACATCATCCTGTGATACGAAAATATGAAACTTTGGAGTCCTATATACGAAGTAATCACTTCCAGATGAAACAATCCTTTCATCGTATTCATTAAAAAACGATATTTGTACAGACCCTCCGATTACTCCAAAAGGAGATAGTGTACTGTCCTTTCCATAGCCTTCGGTGATGTATCCCTTAACATCAGCAGGATAATAAGGGAAAGAAACTTCCCTGTTCGTGTAAGGCCCATATAGACCATCAACAACTACTCCGACTGGCCCTACGGCCACGGGTAGTCGCCCTTGGCTCATCGGGCGGGTCGTCTCAATCATACCCGGTAGAAGAAGTAAGAAGCCGAGTCCGGCTCCGTGTACTTGTGACGCTCGGCCCAGAGGCTACCGCTTACCAGTTGGTTGATGGCGTATGCGGGAACTCCGCCAGTCACAGTCACCGTCACGAAGGCCAAGGAGATGTAGCCCTCGCTATCCGTGTCCGTGGTAGGGTAGGACTCAATCTTGATCTCGGAGTCTGACTTGGGGAAGAACGCCGGGGCTGGGTCGGCCTTGCACTTGATGGTCACCACATAGTCTCCAGCCGTGGTAGGCAACAGGATGGGAGGGTATGCAGGGTTGGTCATAATCGTCCCGTTGATAAGCGGGATGACATTGTTGACCGCGCCGACAACTACACCGACCGCTGGCTCACCTTCGGACTCCGTGAGGAACACTTGGAACGGAGTCGTGTATGTGTTGAGATTGACATCCTGCGTAGTACTCAAACCAACCCCGCCGATGGACGATTGAAACTCGATACCCTGCGAGAACATCATCCTGCTCTTGTCGATGCCAGCCGCCATGCGGTTCAAGGCGCGAGACGAGATATAATCGCCCTCGCCAAATGAACCGTACCCAGACGAGTTAAAGCCGGAGATTGATTTCATCCGCCGCCGGGGATTACGGGATACACATCGGGATCCCAGCCGCCAAGTCCAGACAAGGTAAGGTCGGTCGTCACCTTGTAGATCGTACCGTACAGTTCGACCGAGCAGTTGGTGACTAGGAAGTTAGGCTTAACCCTATTCTTCCATTCTGGCACATAGTTCATGCCGCCGGGATAGCCGCCATCTTCCTGCGGCTTGCCGAGTTTCTTGTAGTTCTCGGGCAGGGCGTAGGTCGTCCCCGTGGTCACCCATCCGACATAGGATGAAAGGCCGAGAGCGGTCGTCTCGCTGGTGTAATAGGTCAGTACGCGCAGGGTGTTCTGCGGCTTGTAGTACGACTTGATGCCAGCCTTGATGTTAGGCGTGGTATCTTCGGCTTTCTGATTGGGCAGGAAGGCGATGAACTGGCAGTTATTGATTAGTCCAGTTCCGGCTACCTTTGGAGTCCAAGCGGCGCGGAACGGGTTATTTACCGAGTCATCAACATAACCGCCATTGGGAGGCGGGTACCCCGCAAGAGGCTTCTGGGACGGTAGAGAACCAACGATGCTGGTGCAGTTGATGCGGATGAAGTTCGGGTGCGACTGGATGGACTCCGAAGCCGCCGCCGAGGTCATCATCACCTGCGGGTTAGTGTATCCGATTTCAGACCTGCCGGGGTCGATGCCGCAATAGTCGGCGCGGATGGTCAGAACATCTGTCTTGTCGCAGACCAAGGACGCCCGGAACAACTTTAGGTAAGCCGAGTAAGCAGGGTCGGGGTGAGCGTCACCACGGGCAAACTCGTTGCTGAAATTACCAAGATGGCTGTCGCCCCTTTTCAACTTGAAGGTGACGGACGATTGCAACAATCCGAAGCCATCGCTTTCGATAGTCCATCCGGGCTGAACCTTCTTGGTGTTCAGATCGTCGCCGTACTTGATGATAGGAGGTGAAGGCATTGTTTAAAATCCTAGGATGCCGCCAAAAGCACTAGACCCCATGCCAGCCCCCGTGGGAACACCCTTGTTCTTCTCTGGTTCGGTGTTCTTGGCGGTCTGTTCGGTGGCCGTGGCGATGCGCTCAAGCGGCGTGAAGGCGATGGCAGAAATGAAGTCTCCGCCACCCATCTGCTGAATAGAAGAAGCACCTTGCGCTTCGGGCAGGCCGAGGGGGGTGAGTTTCTTGCCATCCGACTCCATCAGTTGCTTGATCTGCTTGTCGAAGAACAACTTTTCCTCTGGATTTAGACCGATGGCGGCTTTCCTAAAATATTCCTTCTGCTGTTCCTTGGAAAGACCCTTGTTCATCTGCTTGAAAACATCGTTGGCATAATCCTTACCAGCGGCCTCCGGGGTGGATGAGAAAACCTTGTGATAGAACTTCAAGACACCGTTATTAAGACCATCCAAGGCGTCAGTCATAAAGTTTACGATGCTTCCGAAAACATTGATAAATGTGTTTTCGATGGTTTGCCAAGTGGCATCCCAGATGTCAGCGAAACGGGCCGCGCCACGGGCCGCATCAGAATTGACCTCGACCAATACTCCCGAACCCTTCTTCAAATCGGCGGTACCCTGCTTGATGAGGGGGAGCAACTGCTCGAAAGAAGAACCGAACAACTGGACACCGTAATACATGAGCGTGGCTTCGTCAGTCCCAGCCTCATAAGAAGCGGCCAAGGCTACGAGAGCATCGTTGTACTTGAAGGTACCATTACTCAAGTCAGCCATACCTACGCCAAGTTTCGCAAGAAGCGCGTTGACCTCGGAGCCAGCGATCTTGGCGCGCCCCATGTTCTTATTGAACTCGGCCATGCTGTGTGCCATCGTCTGAAGGCTGATGCCAGCCTGCTTCGCTTGGATTTCCATCTTACGCAACTGGTCGATAGGGATGCTGGTAGCGACAGACAGATTACGCAACTCCCGGGCGATGGTTGCGTACTTCATCACGAAGTCGAAGATTTCCTTGATGACCGAAAAAATCATGCTGAATGTCCCGTAAGCCTTGCCGAGCATGGCGGCGATACCTCCGCCTTTGGCGGGAGTGTCTTTGGATGTCTTTGCCGCCTCCTTGGTGACATCGTTCAGACCTTTCTCAAGTTGGGTCGTGTCAGCCTTAACATCTACTGCAAGTTCAGCGGAAGCCATCAGTTCTTGTTCTCCTTGAAGCGATTGATGATGTTGTCAAAGTCGTTCAGCATATTGTCATCGTCCGTAGAGATCACATCGACATCGGAACCATTGTAGATTGCATGGGATATGCTCATCCAGACGGCTTCACCTTCCGGCATAGTCCACGCTTCCTCAAGAGTGCAACCATTGCGGACATTGTTGGCTACGCAGGCCAGCGTCCAAGGGATGTTCTCCTTGGACTTCTTCTCCTGCTTCGACCATAGTTTAGGATACGAGCAGGACTCCAGCATGATGCCAAGGACACGACCGACAGCCCTAGCCAACCGATCACGGCTGGTGTTAAGCCAGAAGTAATGCAACTGCTCACGCAAGGTCAGCGGCGCGCTGATGCGAGCCTTGTCCAAGGTGGACATGATGCGGACTGCGTAAATCACATCCTTGGCCGTGAAAGACCTTTTGGCGTAATCAAGAAATGGGGACTCAATGGACTCCATCTGCACCCGGTGGCGGATGCAGAAAGGAAGCAACCGCCTCCCGCAGACTTTTACATCCAGCGGGATGACGGTCGTAGCCTTTAGGTAGCGAGCATCCATTCGGGATGCGCGCCCTTTAGGCGATCTCTTGGTACTTGATACCTTTGACGGTGACCTTGCGGTAGTCCTTGTTCACACCCTTGTCGTCAATCGACTTGAGGATGTACTGGACGGTGCCGTAAGTGAACTGGGTACCGTTCTCGGGGATGGCATCGGCTTCCTTGAGGACGCCATCAAGGGTGATTTCCTTGCGGCGATCATCTAGGTGGTTCGTGATGGTCACGCCAACCTCGTTGGCAACCTCGACATCCAGCGCGAAGGACTGGGAGATGTCATCAGACTGAACGACCATGTAAGTGACGGTATCACGAAGCCCGTAGAAAAGGGCGACACCATATTCGATAGGGGCAGGCATAGGAGGTCTTTGGAACTAGCAGGTTGTCAAGGAGCCGGGGGGAGCATCACGAACACCGTGTATTCCAGCAGGTTGCCGTACTTGCGCTGGTGCATACCCTCCTCATCCTGCGTCACCCAGAGGTCATACAGGATGCCGTCCGTATTGAGCGTCCAGAGGGCTTTGAGGGCCGTCTTGTCGGCCATGTAGTTCTGGACGGTCTGCACCCGGGTGCGGTGTTGATCTAGGGTGTCGTCATCGGCGGACGAATAGACCCCGATTTCAAGGGTCACGGTGTAGTTGCCGTAGGGGTTGCTACCCAAGGCATCGGCGGCGCGGCTGGCCTTGGCGTAGACCGTGACCAAAGGGATGACCTTGGTTTCCGGGGTGATACCCTTATGTACAGCGACCCCGGTAAGGGCCGTGGCGAGGTAGGCTTGCACCTTTTCCTCAACGATGGTTCGGGCGGAGTAGAACGGGATGCTCATTAAGGTAGTTGTTTCACATCGAAACCTTTGAGTTTCTGTGTGAGTTCAAGAAGGGTTCCGTGACGCCTAGGGCCACTCAAAACTTGAAGCATACGGACGCGCATGGCGTAGCCACGGTGGTTCCAAGCCTTCTGGAATAGATGCCAGCCTTGTGTGTGCTTTTTGCCTATGGCGTTTCCGATGCGTACTTTGGGAGTAGGGCCAGTAAGAGCCGTATTGCAGATGGCGTTGCTAGAACCTTGGTCTTTGATCCATCCAGAGGTAGGCATAGAGCCAAGTTTCAAGCCTGCGTGGTACCACCCGGCCTTGAGTTTGCCCACGCGCTGTTGGGTCTTTTTGATGTAATTCTCAACGAGTTTCCAATCGTGGATGTAGAAGTCCGGCTTTCGGTTCTTGTTGACACGGTAATTAGTCTTACCACGGACAAGCCTATGGATGACTCCGATTTGTTGTTCGGACTCATTGAGCATGACATTACCATTACCCGAAAGATTACCATGACGGCTTTCCACGAAACGCTTGTAAATATCAAGGCCGAACAGCCCGCCAGTTGCGTTGCTTTCGTTGATGATCCAAGAAGGAAGCGAAGGAGGGTTCTTGTCCATTTTCGACTCGACCCAAAGATGGAAGATGTATGCGTTTCCTTTGGCGGCGATAACACCACCGGGGGCTTGGTCAAGAGGGGCGAAAATCTTGCGGATGTCCCGGTTGACGGCGGCGCGCCCTTTGTCACGGGCTTTATTGCCGAAGCCGCCTTCGCCACCCTTGGTAATCTGCGGGGATGAGCCAGAGAAAGGCGGAAACATATCGCAGGCGTCACGGGCGAGCAATCGAGCCTCCTCCTTGACCACTTCTGCCATAGTCTTACGCATAACTTGGCAAAACATAGCCACATGGGTGGCATACAGGGTAGCGTCAATACGGACACCCTTCTGAACCGTAATCCTAAAGGCCATTACTGCACCAGAGTCTGCACCTTGGCGATCACCCACGCCGAGGGAGGTCGGTCGGTGACAGTCATAATGCGGAACTGCTCTCCGTTGTAGGCGATGATGTTGCCGTGGGCGACCAGACCGGGATGGGCCACCAGCCCCGTCCGCAGGAACTTCACATCAAACGAGGTGGACGAAGTGAAGCCACCCGTCTCCAAATCCTGCATGATGGCGGGCTGGCTCATCAGCGCGTTCAGAGGCACAGGCGTACCACCCGGGACATTCTTCACGGTGACCGCCTTGGGGATTTCCCCAACAATCTCAAGGGCGTCAGCGGCCCATTCTGCGGGTAGGTCTGCCATC